GGTCCGCGATCCACGTCAACAGCTCAGGTACCGCAGGCACCAAAGAGGCCCTGCTCGAACTCGAAGCCGCGACCACTTGCGGCGGTGCAGCAGCCGATAAGACTGGCGGCGCGAAGAACGCAGCGATCAGCGTGTACATCGGCGGGGCGCAGTACTGGATCCAGTGCTATGCAAACGCCTGAGGAGGGAAAAGAACATGGTAGATTTCCTTGAAACAATGAACAACTGGGACGGGTTCAAGGCAACCCGTAAGCACACGGTCAACGAAGCCGCAATGGCGGGCGCACTTGACCTGATCATGAACAAAGACCGGCTTTCCCGCAGGATGCACGAGGCCCGGATTGAAGAGGCAATCACTACCTCCGACTTCCCATATCTCTTCGGGCAGGTCATCGACCGCCAGCTCCTTGCCAACTACAAGGCGGTTTATGCTGACTGGAAGAGCTACGTCCGCGTAACCACCGTTCCGGACTTCAACACCGTAAGGCGTGAGAAGCTCCACGGCGCTGACAACGTGCTCGCAGTGGTTCCCGAGAAGGGCGAATACCAGCCGGTCAAGCCGACCAACTGCCGGTATACCTACGCAGTGAAGAAGTACGGGCGGCAGTTCGATATCTCGTGGGAATCGCTCATTAACGATTCGCTCGGGGCATTCAACGACATCCCGGCCCGGTTCAGCACCGCAGCACTCCGCTCTGAAGCCCGGTTCGTCACTGGCCTCTATGCAGGTGCCGGCGGCGACGGTAACCCATCCCTCTACGGTGCAGCGATCACCGACTGCGGGCAGGACGTGACCAACCTTGGTGTTCTCCCGCTGACCATCGACAACCTCGAAACCACCATGGAACTCATGGCAGCGCAGACCGACCCCAACGGCGAGCCTATCGGCGTTATGGGTAAGCACCTTGTTGTTCCCCCGTCCCTGGAGTTCACCGCCCGGTCAATCCTGACCAGCGCGAACAAGGCATGGATCAACGATCAGGTCGCCGCAGCGGTTCCGATGCCGACCACCAATGTGATCCCGCAGATGGGGCTCCAGCTCCATGTCGATCCGTTCCTGCCGATCATCGACACCACCCATGGCACAACCGCGTGGTATCTGTTCGCAGACCCCGCAGACGGCGCAGCGCTGGAGTTCGCATACCTCCGTGGCTACGAGAGCCCCGAGGTTGTCATGAAGGCCAGCAATAAGGTAGCGGTTGGCGGCGGCGGTCTTACCTCTCCGTTCTCCGGAGATTTCGAGACCGACAACGTGATGTACCGTGTCCGGCACGTCTTCGGCGGCGCACCGATGGACCCCAGGTTCACATACCTCCAGAGCGGGGCCTAATCAATCCCTTTTTCGGGAGGGATTGATCGATGGTAGCAACCTACGCAACGGAATATTACGCCGGACGCACCGCAATAACAGACGCCCGCACGTTCATTGAGACGCTGGCAGACGGGAAGTTTGTCGATGTGGAATGCTGGTCCGAAGCACACAACACGAAGATCCTGGTGATCTATAAACCGTGAGGCGGGACCGTGGCATACTGTACCTATCTTGACATCACAGACGAGATTGGCGAAGCTCTTGGTACTGCCACACAAGCGATTGTAGAACGGCGGATCCTGAAAAGCGATGAACGGATCGTTAGTATCCTGCGAGAGAACGGGATAACCGCTCTTCCAACCAGTGATACCGATCTCCGTGACGCTTCGATCTGTTTTACCTGCGCATGGCTGAAACGCCGGCAGGCCCACGAACTCAGCCGGCCCGGTTCTCTGAATCTCGGTGATATCTCCTTCAGTACAGGCGCATCCCCGGAAACCGAAGCCGCCGCGTTTGAATCCCGGGCTCTTGAATCCGTGACGAAGTACGCCAACTATGCCGGAGGATCAGGGATCATCATCGTACCGAACGCAGACGACCCGTATCTGGAGCTGAGGTACTGATGCCATACCCCTCAGTCTTCTTAATCCACTCCGCCACGCTCCAGCACAGCAACGGCTACCAACAGGATCTCACGTTCACCACGCCCACCACCGGCACCGCAACCGTGGGGCAAACCATCACCGGCGGCACATCGCATAAGACTGCCGAGATCGTGAGTGTGGCAAGCGGGGTCCTGGTCGTGAAATCCATGACTGGCACGTTCACCGCCGGGGAAACCCTCAGCACGGCGACATGGTCGGGCAAGTTCGTATCGCAGGCGGATCATTGCGATACCAATCAGGAGCTTGTCAAGGATGAGAGCACATCGACGGTATCGTGCCGGTTCTCCTCACCTCAGGAATCCATGAGGATCGGCAGCCGCAACGTGCCGTATATTGTCAGTTCTCCGCATGTGGTCCTACCCGCCGGTACTCTCGTATCGGAAGGCGACACCATCACCAGCACCGAGACCGGGTTCACCGGCACGTTCCAGATCAACAGCGTGAAGCAAACCTACGAGGCAGCGCAGAAGATCGTCTCGCATATCACCTGCGAGATCGCGACAGCCGGGGCAACCGGCGGGGTGGGTGCGTGACGATGGCAGCCGATGAACCACAGACAGATCGCGAACTCCTGATCCAGATGAACGAGAAGCTGGACGTACTGGTATCCTGCAAGGATGACCACGAAACCCGCATCAGGACGCTGGAAAACTCGTTCTGGAAAGTGATCGGGCTTGCATCCATAATCTCGTTCATTGCGGGATTTTTCGGCAGCAAGATCAACGGGGGGCAGTGATGGCCGGCTTCTCGTTCGATATCTCCCCACTAAAACAGGTATCACGGGATATCCAGCGGATCGGCGAGAACGTCAGAAAGAATGAGGCTGCCATTGCCAAACTCATGGGAAATGAGTACAAGAACGATGTGCAAGAAATCATCCAGTACGTAACCGGCACCCTCCGGCGCTCCGTGCATGTTGAGATGTCGGAGGAAAACGGGCACCCGGTCGCGCTGGTTGGCAGCAACGTAGCGTATGCCCGACGCCTCGAGTACGGTTTTGTCGGTCGGGACTCCCTCGGCAGGCTCTACAATCAGGCGCCGCAGCCCCGCTGGAGGCCTGCATTCGACCACAATCTCGCAAAGTATGAGCGAATGGCAAAAGGCTTATTCAACCGCGAGGAGTGGGATCGCGACGTTGCCACAATGCAGTATTACGAGACCGAACTCGCGGGGAGAGTCTGATGCCCGGCAACCCGATCATTGCGATGGTGACCCGGATAAAAGACATTCCGGAGATCACCGCAATCGTCAGCACAAGGGTGTACAAAATCGACACCGTGCCAACCGCCCCCACGCTCCCCTACCTCCTGTTGCCGGGAACCGTCTCGGATATCGGCGACGCTTGCACTTCTTCGAGTGATAACAGCCACGCCCGGGTACAGGTCTCGGTTTTTGCCAGCTCTGATACCGTGGCGGAATATCTCTCCCTCCTCCTCAAAAAGAAGGTTCCGTGTGAAGAGCCACTCATCCTCACCGCAGGGCTGGATCCGGTGAGCAATGTACAGCAGTACTTACTCACCAGCAGTATCGAAGATGCCGGGGCAATCCCCGACGTGAACACTGAGGCGAAGGTCTACATTCGGCACCGGGACTTCAGGATCGCTTACGCTTACTAATCGAGGTAAAACACTATGACAGAACAGAAAACGATTGAGGCGCACGTTTCGGTGATCCGGAACACTACGCTGATCGGGGAACTGGTCGATGTGACTCTTCCGATCCCCGACGTACAGGAAGTTGACGCTACCAGTTTCGACAGCCCGGACATGATCGAGCAGGTCATCGCCGGATGGATCAAGCAGGGGCAGGCGAAGTTCACCCTGAATTATCTGGCGATTACGGCCCACGACGATCTCCTTGAAGACGTGTACGACCGGGCAACCGATCTCTGGACCTTTGTTCTCCCGACGTCCGGCAGGGCAATCTCGTTCTCCGGGTTCATCAAATCACCGGTCGAGAAAGTCCCGCTGAAAGACGGGCACCAGATTGAAGTCACCGTCACCCCGCAGACCAAGATCACCCGAGTAAAGACCGTATCCGCCGGCCTGACAACCACTTGGATCTCGTTCAAGAATCAGGCAGATGAGGCGATCACGAATTTCACCCCGACAGCAGCGGACGCGGTGAATGAGTACTTCGTTACCAGCTTCAGCGACGACACGGGTATCAAGATCACCCCGATTGCAGCAGCGGGCACGATCTACGTAAACGGTACGATCGTTGCATCCGGTGCAGCATC